ATGAAAGACAGTATTGACTTCGGAAGTATGGACATTCCAAAATTATTCCGGAAATTACTTATCCCTACAGTGCTGGGAATGATTTTCTCGGCCATCTTCATCATTACCGACGGCATTTTTGTGGGAAAAGGTATCGGCAGTGACGCCCTGACTGCCGTCAACATTACGGCTCCGCTTTTTCTCATCAATACGGGAGTGGCGCTGATGTTCGGTATCGGTGCTTCGGTCGTGGCCTCCATTCACCTGTCGCAAGGAAAGGTAAAGGTCGCCCGCATCAATATCACACAGGCAGTGGTGGTTTCCTCCTTATTGCTCATCGCCTACGCTGCAGTCATTCTCTGCAACGTGGAGAAAATTGCCTTGCTGCTGGGAAGCTCTCCCCGCCTGCTGCCTCTCGCCGTGGAATACATGCACTGGTTTGTCCCCTTCCTGGTCTTCAGTGCCCTGCTAAGTTCCGGCATGTTCTTCGTGCGACTGGACGGCTCGCCCAATTATGCCATGGTGTGCAACATCATACCGGCCCTGCTGAATATCGGACTAGACTATCTGTTTATTTTCGTTTTCAAATGGGGAATGTTCGGTGCGGCCTTAGCTACCAGCCTGGGATACATCGTAGGCGCCCTGATGATTCTGATTTACCTGATGCAGCCGCACCGGGTACTGCACCTGTGCAAAGTGAAATTATCTTCCAAGAGTCTGCGTCTCACCCTTCGCAACACGGGCTATATGTGCAAACTGGGATTGTCCAGTTTCCTCTGTGAAGCAGCCATTGCCACCATGATGTTTACCGGCAACTACGTATTCATTCACTACTTAGGTGAAGACGGAGTGGCTGCCTACAGCATCGCTTGCTACTTTTTCCCCATCATTTTCATGGTATACAATGCCATTGCCCAGTCGGCACAACCCATTCTCAGCTACAACTTTGGAGCCGGAAATCCGGAGCGCGTACGTGCTGCCTTTCGCCTGGCCCTGCTGACCGCCATCTCCTGCGGTGTCGTGGTATTTGCCGTTACAACCCTGTTCTCCGCTCAAATCACCTCGTGGTTTATCGACAGTTCCTATCCAGCACACGACCTGGCCGTCAAAGGACTTCCCCTGTTTGCTTCCGGCTTCGTGTGCTTCGGCATCAACATTGTATCCATCGGCTATTTCCAGAGTGTAGAACGCGACCGTCCGGCCATGGCCATCACCCTGCTGCGTGGTTTTATCCTCATCCTGTTCTGTTTCTGGCTGATGCCCATCCTGTGGGGAGTACCAGGAATCTGGCTGGCCGTCCCCGTTTCCGAACTACTGACCTTTCTTTTTGTCATTACCATCTATTGTCGCAGAAAACGAAGCTAAAGATTTATTACCTTTGTGCCTGCATAAACGCAAAAAGGAATGAAAGCTTTTATTGAGATACTTCGTGAAAAATACGGACTGGCACAGCCGGAAGCCGAAAAGCGCTGGAACAGATGGAACTGCTAACCTACCGGAAAGGGGAACATATCGTACGGGAGGGAGAGCGTAACTCTTCCTTCTATCTGGTAGCCGACGGTATCTGGAGAGGACATTATCTGCGCGACGGAGTGGACATTTCGCTCTGGTTCGCCTTTCAAGGTGACAGTATCTTTTCCTCCTGGGGGTATGTGGCCGGACTTCCTTCTCTGGTTTCCATCGAAGCTATGAGCGACAGCCGTGTCTACCGTATTTCTAAAAGCAAGCTGGAGACTTTTTTCTCTTCTTCCGTCTTGTTCGCCAACATCGGAAGAATCATCTTTGAACGCCAGTTTCTGGACATGGAAAACTGGATGATAAACGGAGGTGCCGCACAAGCCAAACAACGTTACCTGGCACTCCTGGAGCAAAATCCTGAATTGCTGCAGCACGTACCACTGAAGCACATCGCTTCTTATTTGTTTATCACACCTCAGTCGCTCAGTCGTATACGGGCAGAACTGAGCAAGAAGAAATAACGGTATGAATGCTTATCGAACTCCGGTGATGGCATTAATCCAATATCTACCGTCCCGGTATGCCGTCTGGATATTTATTTGATGCATATACTTCCCAGCCTGATAAGTAACCTGATAATTATCAGGCTCCAACGGAACAACCTTCAGACTGTGAAACCACATACTGTCAAAATCAAAATTCGTGATTAAAAGTATAATCCGCAAAACGAAATGTTCTGGCATTTCAGAACAAAATGTTCCTTTCCCAAAACGAAACGTACCTCTTTAACTCTTTTTTATGTTCATCACATACAATAAAAAAGCACCGAAAAAAATGTATTTCTTCGATGCTTTTTGTTGTATTATTTATTGCATAATTCGCAAAAAATCACTAACTTTATAGCATATAAACAGGGCGTTATACTTTGTTGTAACGCTGTTCTGATGTCATTATAACGGCATTACATCATGCAGCAGTATCTGTGTGTGGTTCATTATTATGCTTATACAGCATCATGTCTGTATATCCAGCGTTATAATTCATGTGTGCATTGAATTCAGATTTTACACAACCTTCGAAAGGGTCTCCCAGCGTCCGGTTCCTTCCCATCCATTCACATAGTTCCACGATGGACGATTTATTTGATGTAAAGTACACAAATGAATGTCCATTCAGAACGGTCAGCACATCAAGGTAATCAGACAGTCTCCAATACATTGAGTAGGTTGTAACATCTGTGCTTAGGTAAGGTGGATCTACCAAGAACACGACACCAGGCATATCCTTGTATTCATTAAATATTTCTCGATAGTCTTTACAAGTTATCTCCAATCCTTCCAGATAGTCATTACATAGGGAATAATCAGCCTTACGTATGTTATTGTAAAGAACTTCTTTGCGCATTCCGTCAATGCTCATTTTGTATTTCATGGAAAACATAAGGGAAGACGATATTGTTATAAAATCCACATATCCCCATTCTTTTTCTTCCAGTTCAATACGTTTATATATTCTTTCCCGTGCTTCCCCTGCAATCGGTTTATGTCTTGGCACACCTTTCGCTATCTCTCTGAAATCCGACAGTAACAAATTCGTGCGCGGTATGTTCTCCAGCCTTTTACGATAGTTATCAAAGTCATTATATATCACCTTTGCATCCGGGCGCATCCGTTTCGTTATATGTGAAAGCAATCCTGAACCACCGAACAAATCAACAAATATGGTACAGTCACTAAAATGCTCCAAAACTTTAATATATTCCCTTGCAAACATACGTTTTTGCCCGACAAATGGAAGCGGTGCAGACATATACAGTTTTCCTTTCATACGTTCAGCTCAAATTTAATGTCCGCCTTACCGTTCAGAAGTTCGCGGGTCTTCTCCTCATTGTTTTCATAAATATGCACATTGCCCAAATACAAGGTTATGGACTTCAAAGGTAGTTCTATTTGTCGCGACATAAGATACAAGTGATAAATATCAGCTGGAAGTCCAAGATTAGCATCAGAACTTCGTTGGTATGCCGACAATACCAAACATCCATCCTCAATCTGGAACTGTACCAGACTAAGACATGGGGCTTGATTACTTTCTACACCGGTTGCACCCAAAAACAACACATAGTTCTTGCTATTGCGCTTTTCCGCATTGATTTTTTCAATGAGCGGTGGTAGCTTTTCAAAATAGGTAGGATAACTGTTAACTAACGTGTGGCCACAATAATCCCACCATGTAATTCCCGCTTCCTGGTATTTTTTCACATCACGTTCCCCTTGCATGAATAGATTTAATTCATCTTTCAGCTTTTTACGTGCAATACCATGTCCTTCAAAAATATCAAGCAAATCTGCCGGGGTCATGCAAATCTGTTCGTTCAGCAGGTAGCATATTCTGCCTTTCTTATTTTCCTGTGCTTTTCCTTCAGAAAGTATTTTTGTCAAAATACGATGATACTTGTTCATGTTTACCTCCTCTGTTTATGATGTACAAAGGTAGGCTGACGGCACATTATCGTCACAACATATTATAAACATTACACTGCAAATGGTTTGCAGTCACTTTGGAATCGTTTCAGAAGGTCGTAAACTTTCCTTTCACTTACTGCATACTTCTCAGAAAGAGTGGCAACAATATAAGAAACCTTTTCACCCTGTTGGTACATATCCACATAGTCTGAATACAAGTCTATATACCGGGCATCGTCAAGACGTATTCCAGCATCCTGTAGCTTTTTCAGGAGCTCCCGGTTGAAGTTTATCAGTTCAAATACTTTCATATTCACATTTTTTTGTACCTTTGCAACATCTCACTTACATACAACGTATAAAAAACCACGAGAGTGGCCAAGGGTATTTGCCCCCGGTCGCGCTCTCGTGGCGTATATACGTTAATATGTAGGTGAGATGACTATTAACAGGCCGGGGGCTTTTTTTCTATCTCTCCCCCGTAGAGATTATCATTTACCCGGCATCATACAAAGCCAAGTCCAACGCATCCTTCTTCTTCCATCCTTCAGACAATGCCGTCTGGATGTGCTTCATCGCTTTCACATAGAAATCCTGGAGTGCTTCAACCGTTTCAAACGTCCGATAGCTCGGAGAGTCATCAGTTCCCAGTTTGAAGGTTACAGGTAAGTTCTGCCCACCAGTCTGTACGGCAAGGTCGTAGGCAGCCTTGTAATTGAACTGGTTTTCGTTTGACAGCCATACAGGTTGACCCTCGTATTCAAATCCGGACAGGATACGTTCATCTGTTTCGGCATTGTACCATCCGGACACCAACGACCGTACTTCTTCAACATGTGGTCTATGGTCAAGTTCCTCTTCCATATAAGAGGCGGAACCGTCCTCTCTTGCCTCTACGTCCCAGCGGACGCGCCATCTATTTTTCACCGGGTTCGTGCATTCCAGCACCGGAACTCCGGCACTTCCTTCTACTCGTTTCATATCAGGTAAAAACATATTTGGTCCGACCTTTGCCGAAAGTCTCGCTTTTGATTACAGTCTCAAAAGGAAAGCCGTCCGGCATTTCTTTAACTTGTGCGAGAATGTTTTTCATCTCCTCGCTGTTGGTGAAGAATTTACATGCCTCCCCGTTCTTCTCAATGGCGACAATACATCTGTCTTCACCCTGTTCTGTTTTAATGCCCGTCTCAAAGTCTTTGACTATGATAGGCAGGTTTACCAATTCCCGGATACTGACAACTGATCCGGGAAACCGTTTCTTTCCGTCATCCGGTTTGTAGGAAACGTTCAAATCCTTAAATGATTTCATTTTTTTGCCTGTTAATTTATAAAACAACTTATTACAATCGGCGTGCTTTGCCATCCCGTAAAAGGATGCTACCAGTTCACGACGCCTTCTTCTCGACTTGACCTCGTGCATTTTTCGGGCGAACTTCTGTTTGATACGTTTACGCAGCCGGACATAATCCGGGCGGATCACATAACCAAGGAAGTCTATGCCCTCGTCCACAGGAAACACTCTCTCGTTCGGCTTGATGGAAAGCCCGATAGAGTTCATCTGCCCATGAACGGCATCACGAATCTTCCATAATTCCGCTTTCGTTTCACCAAGCACGACACCGTCATCGCAATATCGGTAGAAATGACGGACACCGTACTTATCCTTCAAATAATGGTCTAAAAATACAGACAAAAGCAGGTTGCCCAGCCCCTGCGAGGAACGCAGCCCGATGCTGATGCCTTCCGGCATAAGGCGGGTGAAGTTCTCAAGCATGGCAATGAGCTTCTGGTCCTTAAATACGCGGCGGACACAATATATCACAAAATCCTGGCCAACGCTCTCATAGAACTTGGAAATATCGAACTTGTAACAATACTGTGTACCTTCCGGGTCTTCACACATATCGCGGCGTATATAGGCCATCAGGTCGTGCATGCCGCGATTCTTGATACTGGCTGAGGTTGTCCTTATGAACCGTTTTTTCAGATGCCGGTCAACAACAGACATGACTGCATGAACAGCAATACGGTCTTTCATCTTCAGAACCTGTATCCGCCGGATTTTTCCGCCTTCACATATAGTGCGCTCACGGTAATCCTTGACGGTGTAGGTTCCGGATGCTATCCGGCCGGACAGTTCCTTAATGACCTCCTCCCTATGCGCAAGCAGATAACGTCCCTGGCGGCTCTTCTTACGTTTGGAGCCGCGTAGGACCTGGTCAAACGAGGATGACATATTGGAATAATCCGCAACCTCTTCTACAATATAACCTTCTCTGCGCATCTTTCTTGTTTTTATGGAAGGTATAGGCCTTCCTTCCTCCGGGCCTGACTTCTTCGAACCCATTTAGGGCCTACCAAACTCCACCCGACACGTGATTTTTCAGCTTTCCGCCTTACTGACCGATAAGGTCATGCGCTGTTGCTGTGGCTTATCTCCCTCGGCACCGCTTTGGGGACTCGTCCCCGGTGCTGTACGCCGATTATTTGATTTCCAGACGCGAGCCGACATTCGTGTTCGTGTTCGTAGCATCGTTATTCGCATTCGCATTCGACACACCGCCATTCGCGTTCGCATTGTTGTACCCGCGATAGACCACACGGCCTATTGGGAGATGCCGCCTTCCTGTTACAAAGGTAAGCAATATATGCCCAAATCATGCAAAAATGCTACAGTATCAGCCCAATATGGCGCAAGTCGGCCGTTTTTCAAAAAAATCGACCGGCTTCGCCGGGAGAGTTCTTTCGCTACGCTCACGCTTTGACGCTTTGGCTTACGCCTTTTCACTTAACGACTTATACGCAACAACGCTCGACGCTTTGACGATTTTTCCGCGGAAGGCCAGACGCGAGCCGACATTCGTGTACGTG